GGCCATTAAAAAGGAAGTAGCGGAAATAGCTGCAAGGTTGTATCCTAACGCTCCCTTATATGGGCCTAAAGGTGGGTTACTTGATGGTAGAAGTGACTCGTTAATGATTGCGCATTATGCTGCGTACAATAGAACTTAAAGGAAACCGTAATATGAAACTTGCAATTACTCTTGGCGATGCAGATATCAAAGCAGCTTTGGTTGCTCACGCTAAACAAGCTTTAAAAATTGATCTCAGCGATGACCAAGTTAGCGTTGAGATCACTGCTGGCCGTAAAGGTAAAGGTTACTCTGCTGAAATCGTTATTGGCGGTGATACCGAAACTGGAACTTCAGCAACTGCGCTTGTTGAACCTGTATCTCCAGAAGAAGAAGTAGAGTTGCCTAAACCTACTCCTGAAACTGCTGGCCATGAAAGTACTTCATTGTTTGATCAATAAAATAAAATGCGCCTATTATTAGCAGTACTTATAGGCGTACCTATTGCAGTTATTGTAGTCGCAATAGTTTATTTTATTATGTTTATCGGATGGGTACTTTTAATAGTCGGTTTGATTGTTTTAGCGATAACAATAATCTATACCGGTTTACAAAATGTACCTGAAGATGAAAATAAAAAATCCCCTTAATTGGGGATTTTTTCTATCCGGGGATTAATATGACTTTACAAGAGCATTTTGAAAACGTAAAAGAACTGATTGAAGCTGGTCACGGCAACAAACAAGTATTTACCGTACACGGCGCATCAGGTGATACAAATCCACTAGGCTCATTACATATCACTAATGAAGTTAGTGAGTGTGGCCCATTTGATTTAGAGCCAGATGAAGAATACGTTTCTTTATACGTAGGTGGTTAATATGAACGATAAAGATATTGAAAATGAAATTCAAGCCAAAGGCTTAACTGCACCTCGTGTTACTCCTCAACATATTGAAGATGTAGTTGTAGGCGAGGTTTACATTGTTCCCAATGACTCAAATATTATTGAGCGACTTGCTACAGGTAATTTTGATCCTGTTAAAATTAAGCGCACTACTATTTGTATTCTTACCTTACGTAATGGCTTTACTGTTACTGGTATTAATAACGGCCCAGTAAGTGCTGCAAATTTTGATGCAGAACTTGGACGTAAATTAGCTCGTCAAAAAGCTGTTAATGAAATTTGGGCATTGGAAGGTTACTTGCTCAAACAACAACAGTATGTCGATAGCCACTTTCCAGCAGTTAAATAAAAAAGCCCCTTACGGGGCTTTTCTTTTATTTAGTTAGGCAATACAGGGTTAGACATTAATCCTGACCAGATACCTCCAAATCCTCTCAATGGGTGCAATGGCCCAGTAGCAAGAATACTTGAATCAGTATTATCAGGTAAATCCTCTCCTAATATCCCTTGTGCGGATAATCCCAACAGAACTCTAGCCGGGTTCTCTGCAAAGTTTTTAACAATAATCTTCTGAATTCTAAGCCAATATCTGCTAAACCAAATTAAACCAATATCATTACCGTATTGAATTGCTTTATGTGTAGGCAAATCATAGTTAACGAACTGATCAATAACAGCTTGGATAGCCGAGCTTTTATCCATCGGGTTGTTTTTACGTGTAGTCAGTTGTTTATACAAAGCATACCGAGCAGCAAAGTCACTGAACTGAGTAATTTTATTCATGAATTCGAATGATGCTGAATCACGGGTCATGAATACAAATTTAGTAGCATCTGCTGCTTGCTCAGGTAACCTATCTAACTGTGCATCAATTTTATTAGCAATAATACTGCTGTAACTAAATGGATCAGTATCATTAGCTACGTCCATTACAATCGTCTGCAGTAAGCCTGCTTCAATTAATTCAGCCACAGGGTTAATAGATTGCAAGTGCTTTAACTGAGTACGCTCGTTAATCATCTTATTACGTTCGGCCGGATTATGATCAGCTTTCAGTAACAGGTCTAATTCAGCAATTCGTTGACCATGGCGAACATACTCAATACCTTTTTTATACCCAGTAACTTGATCAGCAATAGCTTCTTTAACAGTTAGGCCATTAACAACTAGGTCATAAGTGTTACTCACCAAGTTTGCTAAAGTAATCTCACCCATACGTACTACTACGTTTGATTTGGCAATACGTACCAAGTCTTGTAGTCCACGCTCTAACTGAGTTGCACGCTGCATTCCAGCAGCACCAAATAAAGCATCAAACATTGCTTTAACAGCATTCTGGAATAGATTGTTATCTACACCTCCATCTTGCCATAGCTGCCCAATACTCAATTTACGGTACCCAAACACTATCGGAATAAACTCAGCCCTTACTGGGATTGAATCTGTACCAAACACTTGCTGGGCATACTGACGAGTTTCATACGGCAACATGTTGTACAAGTCCTTCAATTCTTTATCTGTACTGCGGCCGGATACTCGTAAATACATATCAGCCTTGCCTTCAGAAATATCCAAATCATACTGCTCTTTGAGCACATCAATCATCTGTTCATTGTGTGGCTTAGTCATGGCTTTATCGTAGACACTGCCGGCCAATGCACCCAATACCTCTGAGAAATTCTCATTACGAGAAAGCAAGGTATCCTTGGTGGCTTCAGCCATGGTGTAACGGTAATCCACAACCATACCATCCTCATTGAACAATGCTTGCATATGTACCCCTGTCGAAGTATCAGACGGGCTTATACGCGCGCTAAAGAGCTTCTGCACTGCAGAATACTTATTGGCTTGCATAACAGCTACATCACCATAATCACGGATACGATTGCCTTTAGCAGCCTTACCAGTAGTAGAAAGCGCACCACGCATATAGCCAGTTAATCCAGCTCCATCACCTACAAATAAGGCCATTGCACCTGGGGCCGGGTCTGTAGCATCTTTCTCCAGTAGATACATCTCTTTGTACCCTCTACGCTTCATTTCATCCCTATCGATAACTGAAGCCGGCTGTACGTCAATGTAAGGATTGGTGATATCAGGCATGTAGCCTTTACGCATCAGAGCACCTTTGCCATTGAAATTATCTTTCAGAGCCTTAGCTTTAAGATCCTGATGCTGTTTAAGCACAAACACCATGCCGTTATTATCCGGGCCGTTGTCTCCGTCTGTCCGGGTAATCTCCCTACGAATTACTTCAGCGGCTGTACGAGCTTTGGTACCGGTTTTACGGAACCATTTAATAGCCTGTAACGTGGCCAAGGCATCAATCAAAGGCTCTACGGTACCGACAGTACTGGCATCCGGCTCACCTTGCTGTGTGCCCCATAAGCGCGCGATTCCATAGGCATTAGGGATGCTGGCAGCATTACTACTGAAACCCTTAACCATAGCGAAACCAAGGTCTTCAGCCTGGTTCATGTAGAAAGTAGCTATATTTGATGGAACTACCGCAGCAAGTTTATCTTCATAGGCTTGGATTTCAGCATTCAGGTATGCACTATCAGTAAGCAAATCCGCCATATTATCCAGACCATACCCCTGGTCGATCAATGCAGCCATATCAGTACGCAGGACTGCTTTGGTAATGGCAGCACGTTCCTCATTGGTAAGCTTACCTTTGAATTGCCTATCCAAAGTAGTAGTCATGGTTTCAATTACTGCTTTACGTCCGCGATCTAATGTGAAGTTGGCTATCCGCAGCAGTGAATGCACTTTTGAATTATCACGGGTAGTGCCTTTAACTTCGTCAATAAGTGCCCCGGCAAAAGTTTGCTTACCTTTGTTCAAGCGAGCAAACATTTCGCCTGCTACATCAAACATATGCTGAGTTTTATTATTGCCAGTAATACGAGCCAAACCGCTGGCTAACCTAATGCCGCTAAATTTAGATTTAGCAAATACAGGCATTGAACCTAATTTGTATAAACCTTTTTTGAATACATCCAATGCACCACCAAGAGCGGTACTTGAATATTCAACACTTAGATTAAATGCTTTTTCCAATTGCGATTGGGCTTCTAATTCAACACCTACCAATCGCTTAGTAAGCATATCAATATTGGCAACAGTGCTTTTAGTATTATCCACACCAACAATTCGATCAGATACCCAATCAATTACTGTAGTTAAGAAATCTACTATTTTTTCAAATAAAGTAGTTGGTTTAACTTTAGTATCCATAGGAATATTATTAAGCGCATTTCTAAATTGCTGGTTAGTAGCGGCTAATGCCAAGAAATTACGTAAGTAATCTGATTTCTGTTTTTCAAAACTTAAACCAGAAGACTGATCGGTAATTGATTGAATCTTAGTGGCCTTAATACTAAACACACTATCGTAACGATCTTGTGCTGATTTAATTACAGCAGGATCTATATCAGTAGGATCAATCATGAAATCTTTATAAGTCAGTGCACTTGCTGCTTTATTGAAGAAATCATTTGCTGCATTTAAATGAGGACTGCCCACACTTAAACCTTCCTCTAGGATATTCAAATACAAACCATGAACATAAAGTTCCTGTGCTGATTTATTGAATCCGTATTGAGGAGGTAAATTACTTAATTGCAGTCCAGCATTATCTGCTACAAATATTTGTAGTTTATCGTGAGCACTCAACTCATTGATTGATTCGTTAGTAGCTGTAGAAATCACATCCACGTTCAGTGGATTGAGTACCACATTAACAACACTGTTCAGCATATTTTCTAAATGAGCTTGATGACTGGCAGCAGTTTTAACAAAACCAGTACTAGCTAATGAATTAAATATGCCTATCGAATTCAATTTAGTAACTGAATACAGACGATTCATGGGAGCATGCTGTCTACTTATACCGGGCTTGCTTACACGGCCTACAATACCTTCCTGTGTTTTAAGTGAAACAGTCAGCAGTGCTTTCAATGCATTATCAATAGGCTCATTAGTAGTAGCTTTTATATCACGATTGAAAATTACTTTTTGAACAAGATCACGCAACTTAGTCATAACTGTACGTGGCTTAATGCCTAACTTGTTATCCAGTTCTTTAACTGAAGCATAAGCCACTTGAGAAAGAATTCTCTGAAATGAGCTACTACTTAATCCCCAGGCTACAAATTCACGCATATTACTTAATGCAGGCAATCTGTTTAAGTTATCAAATGAATCTACAAACTGTTTAGCTTCAGGATCATTTGCTAATACGGTAGGCAACTCTTTTTTAACAGTATGTACAAGATTCTGCAGTTCATTAGTAACAGGACTATTTACAGAATTAAATACACGTTGATCAAATAAATGATGTACCAATTCATGGAAAAGAGTTTCTTTATTCATACCGCTGTGAGGCATTGTATCTGCCATTAATAGAATCACTGGAGAATTTCCAGTAAAAGCAGAATCTACAAACATACCTCTCGACATACGGGAGTATTGAATCACATCTGTATTAGTATTTATCCAAGCAAGATCACCTGTATAAACTTTACCTGATTCATACATAACTACTTTCAGATCAGATTTAACTCTACTCAATAAATTTTTAGTAATGGCTTTAACTGCATTAATTGTTGGTGAATTAATACTGAGTGTATCCATCAAAGCTACTGCTTCTTGTACAGTCATTACGCCATTAGCAGCAGTAAAAGCTTCTACCATTTCTGGAGAAGTTTCTAAATTATTATCAGCAGTAGCATCAATAGCATTGGTACCTAGCTCTTTAGCATGTAAAGAATCATCGATAGCAATATCATTGCCTACAGCAGAATCTTTTACCGCAACTATAGCATCACCAACAGATGCTACGAATTCCTGAGTCATCTCTGAATCAGTTAATGTAGTTGCATCTACTTCAGTACCGTTAATAAAAGTAACTGCTGAACCTTCAGTGTAGTAATGATTGATAACTACTTTACTGTTAAGCAAAGCTTTTCTTTTAACTTCGTGTAAATAATCTGCTTGTTTTTTAAACTGGTTAATTATCAGAGAAGCATTATATACAGTGTTTAAAGGAACATTTACATAGTTGTTGTCTGACTTACCCTGCTTACTTCTAGCCTCTGCTAATGCTGCAGAATTGAGAGATCCCTCTTTTATTTTATATTTTTTAAGTAAGTCTTCACTGAATGTAAAGTTATCACCTACTAAATTACGTAAGCCTTTGATAGCACGTAAAGACATATTAGCAATTTCTTTAGGCACAGAATGATTAACCATTATATCGAACATTGCTCTGTTCAAATCTTTACTGACTTCTCCGGCAACGCCAATACCTGACATGTGTGCATCATATAAATTAATGCTTTCAGGGTGTTTAGCTATTCCACCAACTAACATGATGGTACCATCAGTGGCTAAAATATCATTAACTACCCCGGTAACACCTGGAGCTTCTACAGTAACCCCTGGAGAAGCAATAGTAGAAGCTTTTGGTGCTTTTACTTTAGTGCCATCTAAATTATATGAAGGTGCTGCTGCTTCAGTTAATTTAATTTCAGTAATCGATTCAATAACATTCCGGTCTTTTCCTTTAGAAACCAAAGAAACGCCAAAGCCTTTTTGTTTACTCAAGGCCGTATAAACTTCAGGGAACATAGACTCTAACTGGCTCTCCACTACTTGCACTTCAGCATTGGTAAGTTCACGTAACAAGAAGTTTGTTTCATCGACAGTAGCGTCTAATTTAGCTTGCTTAGCTCTACCCAATAAAATAGTACGAGCAACCTCATAAGCCATAACAGCTATATTAGAAACCCTAACTGCATCTTCAGTTGCTTGAGCAATCAAAATATTTTGTTCATTCACAGATTCAGTGAACATAGTGCCATAAGTAGCAGACACCATTTTAGCAAACGTCATTTTAATAGGGCGTTTAGGATCGGTAGATTCGTATGCATAAATAGTTGTCTCGCCAATCACTGCATTCAAATAATCTTTTTTACCATTCTTTTTAGGAACAGTAACTAATCCTGGGGCCAATTCATTAAGAGCATCAGCGAGTGCTTTAGCTTTTAATTTTACTTCCATTACTTTAGTTGGATCAGTATTAGGATTAGCAGCAACAGTTGCATACTCAACTAAACTAGCTCGAATATTTTTAATAGCTTCATCACCAAGTTTTTGCTTAGTAGCAGGATCGCCTGCTTGATAAGTCTTAGCTGTAACCCGAGGTTTCGCCAAATCACGCCCTGCTTTCAACACATCTATACGATTATTTTCAACATTAAACTTCGTTAATTCACCGAACACAGCGCTGAGGGCAGCTTTGAATTCTGTAGTTAATTTAAACGAAGGTGCACCTTCCCAGTTACCAACAGGAATAGAAGTAGCACGACTTAATTTATCAGCCATGCGGATCGTTACTTTTTCATAAACATCTTTAATGCCTTGTGCTTTAGCATCAGGTACATTTTCCAAATTGGAATTAATGTAAATAGCACCTGCAGATAGATCATCTGCCCAAGTACCATTAGCCAAACCAAACTGCATCAATGTAATCATTGGGCCATTGGTAACACCATCATGTTCAACAGCTATGTTAGTTTCAAAACTGGTTTGACCTTTATTTAAAGCATCTACATATCCAGCATAAGCCATAATCCCATCTAAGCCGGCATTACCATTACCCAAATACATCACAGCAGCTTTCAGATCATTCAATTGATCAGGCGTAGCTACATCGTTAAGCAGAGCTACTGCAGCATTGATACCAGTAACTACTTCAGGCTTATTTAGTTTTTCAGATGCCATCTCCAAAGTACGTTTGTTTAACGTCTTATCTAAACCTACCCCCAATGCTTGGCCTACTGCCAATGTGAATGTTTCTAACTGAGCAGCATTAGCTACGTCAATAATTACATTCCATCCATCTCTGTATGCCATGTGACGAGCAATCTTATCTGACTGCATGTTCATAATGCGCTGAGTCAGTTGAGCACGGTTAACAGACGTAGTTTCATGATCCAAATAGAATGGAGCACTGTAATCATCTGAATTGGTTTCAGCTTGGTACATATCTAAAAACTGAAATACTTTCTGAACATTATCCATGATCAAATTGTTTTTACTGGTTTCAGATTTAAGATCATCTTTGTGAACTTTGTTTTTTAAATCAGTTCTAAATCCAAACATCTCAGCCAATTCTTGTTCAGAGAATTGCTTAAACACTTTAACCATTGCTGGCTTTAAGAAGGTTTTAGTACTGTTAAATTTATCGTGAACATCTTGTGCAAATTTAGATATTTGACGATCAGTACGCTTCATCACTTTACTGGCTTCTTTAGAAGTTACAGGAGTGAATTTCGGTGCAGCAATTGCTTCAACATTGCTGAACAGTTTAGATAAAAAAGAGCCTGTGTTTTTTGCAGGCTCAAGAACCATTCCTTGGATGGAACCAACTGGTTTACGGAAATCGTTTACTTCTTCGTAACTTGCTTGAATAGTTTTCAATGTTTCTTTGTATACTTTTACATACTCCCTACTGTTGACCATTTCAAAAGCAGCTTGTTCGCCCATATTCTGATTTTCAATTAAGTGAGCAATATTTCTATCTTGAGCAGAGATATTTACAATCTTAATCAAAGGAATCCCTACGCTATCAGTAGTAGCTGCTAATGCTTGAATAGCATGACCACCTAAAGATTGTGCCAATAAGCCTAGTGCAGTATGTGGAGCATTTTTAGTTGTAGTCAAGCCCAAAGTACCTAAAATCTCTGTACCCATGCTGTAGTAGGCTTCTTCGTTATAAGGTAAACCACCTTGACCCAAAGTAGACCAAGTAAAATTAGAAAAAATATGGTTCTTAGAATCAATGCCTACTAACGTACCTAAGTCTTCGTTTGTTTTAATCAACGAATCGTTTGATTTAATTAATAACCAATTGAATGCACTCAATGACATTGCATCTACTACTTCGGTTTTAATTTTACCAGTACGTGCATCAGTCAAATGATTAATCAAAGATCTGTTAGCAACTTTGATTGGAGTAGGGTCAAATGTTTCTTCAAATGACAAAGCAAATGCTTCATTAAAAGTAATGAACTTGTTCAGCAGATTAAGCTGTGCTTCAGTAACAATATAACCATCAGGTAAGTACTTTTTAATCAAGTCTGTACTCACACCTTCAGTACGTAACTTGTTAATAAACTGTGGATCGTTTATTAATGGATTGCCTATAACTTTGGCATCCTTAACACGGAAGAAATCTTTGACGATGTTTCCGGTACCGTCTTCGTTGGTAAGTAAATTACTCATCAAGGAGACTTCAGGTACAACAGTACCTTCAACACTGCCAATGATTGTTGATTGCTCTCCCTTGAGTTTACGCAGTGCGCGGCGATAGGTAGCTTCACCTTCAGGAGTAAAACTACCTGCCGGTTGATTAGGATTACGTCTAATAAATTCAGCAGTAATTAGAGTGGCAATACCTGATTTAGGAGGTAAGGAGGTACTGCCCTGTAATACAGTAGTGTTTCCTCCGGTTTCTTTGCCAATGTAGGCTACTACTTCCCCATCAAGAATTGCAGATATAGTGCCATCATCGGAGTCTTCTACTATTTCTACAGAATTACCTAATGCATCTTCAGTACGTAGAAGCATATTGGACGACTCAGGTAATGGTATAGAGCCTGCTTCAAAACGTTCACTATCCTCTGGGGCAGGTTCGGCCTTAGTACGGAATTGTTCTATGGCTTCATCTTCGGGCAGTGTAAGCAAATCCTGCAAGGTAGATACCTCGCCCACTGCTGCACCTCGCTGAGGTGTAGAAGACGGGGCTTCGGTTTGCTGGACTTGTTCAGTGGACAAGTCTGGTATTGGGCCATTCTCGCCTGTGCTCACAATATTACCCACATCACTCGTTTCAGCTTCCGTACCGGTACCCGGTACTTCAGCATCAACTCGTTCTTGGGTAACATTGCTCGAACTCGGCTCGATACCTACTCGGGCATTCATCTCATTAGAGACTATTTGAAGCATCTGAGCTTCGTCTTGAATCATGCGCGCGTATTTAGGTACGGCATTAGTAAAGGGCCTGAATTGGCTTCCTTTGGCTTTAGAATTAAATGGAGCCATCAAAGTAATTTGCTCTTGCGCACTTAAAGGAGTGCCGGCATCGAACGAATCAATTATCTGTTTCATGGCTACAGCTTTAGCCATATGCCTTACAGCAAATTTACTAAGGTCTCCAGCAATATTTTTAGCACCGGTAGCATCACCTAATCTCAGACTGGAGATGATTGCATTCACATAAGTACGTGCACCTACGTTGCCATTACCACCTTCGATAATGTTTGAACGTACACGACCAGCATCCAACTTTTCAGTTAATGCATCGAATGCTTCGTTAGTAGTCACATAACTACGTAAATTAGATACCTGATCTTTAGTAAGTACATCAGCACGCTTTTCCAGTATTTCACGAGCCATGTCAGTACTGATATTAGAATAGGCACTGTTTACTTCATCGCTAATTACAGATGCAGCTTGACGTGACACTTCAGGAGTAACTTCAGATTCACTGGTAAGGGTTTTGTACGCTGATTCTACAGAGGTACCTTTAAGAGCATCTTTGGTAACTTTCAACGTTTCCCGTGCACGATTCATTTCTTCAAGAATCTGGGTACCGCGTTGAACAGTAGCTTCTTGGGCCGGAGTACCAGTACCTTCATCAATAGCAATTTGAGCACGTTCAACAGCAATTTTAGTAAACGCTTCTTGTGCAAATGCAGTTTCTAAATCACGAACAGCTTCAGCTTTTTGTTCCGGGGTACTATCAGCACTACCTACAATACTTTTCATTACTGCAGTGGCACCAGCAATATCCATACTACGAACATCAGAAACCATGCTCTTAATAGATTTTTCCTCACGAGCTTTGAAACGTACTTGCATCTTTTGGGCTACGTTTGCAGCTACATCTTTACTGCCACTCAGCGCACTGGCAACAGTAGCAATACCGCCACCTACACCAGCACCGGCCATACCTTCTACATACGCTTCTTTGAAGTCCAGAGGAGCAGCACCTTGCTTACCTGCCTGCTGGGTAAGTAAGTTACCGCCACCTTCTGATACGAATTCTAAAGCAGCTCCTGATACCGCTGCTTGACTGACAGTAGCTACAGCACCGACAGTTTTATCAACTGATTTAATACCTGTTTTAAGTCCTGCTGCTGCAGCAAGTTTTTTAAGGTCTAAACCACCTTTCATTACTAAACGATCTGTATAAGTATCTACAAGAGCACCAGCAAAGGCATATCCATTAAGTTTTAATAAACCATCACCAATAGGCTCTGTGCCGTGTACTTTACGATAGGTTGCTTTAGCTTCTTGCTGTTTATCAATGTAATTAGCTGCCAAAGCTACAGGCATACTTGCAGCGGCTGCTGCCATATCTGGAGCAGATTGAATAAATAACTGCACCAATCCGCCTGGATTAGTTATCAGGGCTTTGCCGCCTTCTACAGTCAGACCTGCAGCACCAGAAATAATATCTCCAATGCCATTAAGAGTATTGCCAGCTTCAAAGTTCTCTACTGCATCTTTGGATATTTTATCTGCGTGTTTGGTATAGACTGTACCTAAGTCCATTAACACATTATCCATGGCATCGGTATTAGCCATATCCGAAATACTACTGAAAAATTTATCAGTATCTTGTTGTAAAGCATTACCTTTACGGAGCATTTCATATCGCTCAGCTACAGATGAACGTGTCTTTTTGATTTCACTACCACCACGGCCAGTGAAAGTAGTTTTACTTTCTTCAAAAATACTTTTTTCAGCATCGGTATAATTAAGGGGCGAAGCTGCTTCCATACGTGCACGCAAGATTGCAGCTTTCTCAGGATCAGATTCACCATCTTTAAGGGCCTGACGAGCATCAGCATAAATTTCTTTCTTACGGTTAACAGCTTCAACCGTAGCAATATCTTTTTCATCTAAAGAGCCAGCTCTAACTGTTTGGGCAACTTCCATACCTGCTTGCCCTAATCTTCCTACAAAGTTAGATACTGCACCTACACCAATAATCCCTAAGTTGGCTGCCTCAGCTACAACACTGCTATTAATCTCACTCGCAGAGAATACGTTATCATCGCGAGCTTCTTTCTGAGCATCCAAAATACCTAACTTAGTTTGTCTCCAGATTTGGGTCTTTTGTGCTGGATCTAAAGGAGAAGGGCTATCCATAAAGCTTTGGTAGTCATCAGTTGATGCAGCCTGTTCATAGGCCCCTTTAACAGTCATACCTGTAATAGGCTGCTTACGTGCATCAGCCTGTGCTGACAGTCTGGCAGAGCTTTGCTTAGCTATTTCAGATAGCTGGTTACGCAGACTAGTTAAACGATCTTCGGTACCCGGAGTAAAAGTATCATCAGTCATTTGGTTCCCCTTAAAATAAAAATCCCCCAGGTACTAAAACACTGAGGGTTATTAGTTGCTGCACTTAGTATATTACTTTGGTGGAGGTGCAGGCATTAATTTATTAAGCATATCTATCGTAGCATTTCCTGTAACAACACGTTCCCCTGGCTTATCGACAGCACTTTTACGACTATTAACAGTTTCTAACTCTTTCCTAAGCTTATTAATTTCTTCCTGCTGAGGATCAACTTCAGGAATAAATTTGAGCCTATTAAGATTATTCACTTCAGCAGCATATCTATTAGCAATAGCATCTAAATCTTTCAGCTGAGGAATATGAATTTCACTTCCACCACTCATTTTACTACGGGCCTGTCTCTCTAGTTCTGCCTTGTTATGGGCAATTGCACCTGAGAGTTCTTCAGTCAATCCTGCTTTGGTGTTATGAAACATTAACATATCCAATGCACTGGTTTCTTTGAAAGTCTGGTTACGCTTAACTGCATCTATGCGACTTTGGATAATGTCGCTATTTTCTATATATTTAGGGTCTTTAAGCCACAGATCAATACCTTTTTCTCCTGTATGTTTACCCCCCTCTATTAGAATATTAGCCATCATTTCTGCTGTAGGAGGCTTCAAACCAGCGTCGCTAAACTTCTTGTCTATCCGCTCCATAAGAGGG